GGTCTACTTCAAAGCTTTCCGGATGGCTATACTCCTAATCCGGCTCAAGTAAAGTTACTTAAAAATATTGATCAAGCTTTTGAAGACGGTCATAAGTTTGTAGTGTGTAATGCTCCTACTGGTTCAGGTAAATCATTTATATCTAAAACTATAGGCAACGTATCTAATCAACCTACTAAAGAGTTTAGAGAGTTAGTAACTAACTATTTAGCGTATAGAAGAACGCATGGTGGTGGATATACGTATGAGGATGAATGTAGTGAAGAAGAGCCTTTCGGTTGTACTGCTTTAACTATAACTAAAGCGTTGCAGGATCAATATAAAGAACTATTTGATGATGTTAAGGTACTAAAAGGTAAGTCTAACTATCAATGTGAAGTAGATAATCGCTTTACTGTAGAGCTAGCTCCATGCTTACATCTACCTAAGATAAAAGAAGAATGTTGGGCTCTTAATAAATGTCCTTATTATGAGGATAGAAATACTGCTTTAACGTCTACGTTTAATACGTTAAATTATAATATGTTTTTCTCTTTGCCGGATCATTTAAAGAAAAGACAATTTCTTATATGCGACGAAGCCGCTGAGCTAGAAGATCAATTAGTTAAAGAATTTTCGTGTAGTATAAATTTTGAAAGTCTTACTAAGTTAGATGTTAATATTAGACCTTTTTATTCTAGAAATAGTTTACAAGTAGTAAAATGGATAAATGAATTAATACTAGATCTTAATGATAGAATAGAAGATTTAAAAGAGATTACTAATAATACAGGTAAGGTTAATAAGAAGTTTATTATCGAGTCAAAAAGTAATTTAATTAGTTTACGTAATCTGCATTCTAAATTATCTTTAATTTTAGAAACTTGGAATGAAAGTGAATATCTATTTGAAGCTGATAAGAAAGGTATAACGTTTATGCCTCTAAAAGTTGATAAGCTTTCTAATCATCTTTTTAAATATGCTGATAAAGTAATTCTAATGTCAGCTACTATTATCGATCCTAATAATTTTTGTAGGAGTTTAGGTATTAGTAAATTTAAATATATAGAAGCTGAGTCCTCGTTTGATGCTAAGAATGCTCCTATATATTGTAATACTAAAGTAAAGCTAAATTATCATAACTTAAAAAGGAGTCTACCTAAAGTTGTTAAGCAGATAAAAGAAATATGTGAATTTCATAAAAGCGATAAAGGTATTATACATACTCATAATAATACTATTACTTCTTTTTTAGCTGGTTCATTAACTGATAGACGTTTTTTGATTAGGGAGCCTGGTGTAAGAAATGAAGAAATATTAGAGCAGCATTATGTTAATGACGATCCTACTGTATTAATATCTCCTTCTATGTCTCACGGTGTAGATCTAAGAGATGAGTTAGCAAGATTTCAAATTATTGTAAAGGCGCCTTANCTACCTACTAAAGATAAACGTATTGAGAAACTAATGAAAGGTGACTTTAATTGGTATATGAATAAGATGCTTTGCTCGTTAATTCAGTCTTGTGGAAGAGGTGTAAGGTCTCATAAAGATCATTGTATTACATATATTCTAGATGGTTCAATTGCTGAAAGTGTAGTTAATAATAGACATAAGTTACCTAAATATTTTATTGACAGGTTTCTGTAATAAATATATATAAGATATGAAGAATAGAGCATTTCATTTTGAAATTAAAAATTTATTAACTCAGTTTGTAGCTGCGTTTGACGATACTGTTATTAGTAGATTTGATAAAAATAGAAATGCAAAATCTAATATTGATGTAAGGTATGTATTTGCCCCTAAGCAGAGGGTAATGTATGATATAGTAAACAAAGCACAAAATATAACGTTACCGGTTGTTGCTATAAATCTTGATAGTATTTCTAGAGATGAGTCAAGAGTGTTTAATAAACTAACTGGTGGTATAGTACCCTCTACTCTAAGTGAGAATGCTAACAGTTCTTCTAAATTTTTAATGCCTGTGCCTGTAAATCTAGAAGTAAGTATGTCTATACTTGCTAGATATATGCAGGATGTTGATCAAATAATCTCTAACTTCGTACCTTATAATAATCCTTATATTATCTTAACATGGAAAGTACCNGAAGAATATGGTGCAAGTTATGATCAAGAAATAAGAAGCGAAGTATTNTGGAGTGGTAGTTTGAATTATTCTACACCAACTGATACTACTTATTCTGAAAAATTTAGAATAACAGTTGATACATCCTTTACTATTAAAGGGTGGTTGTTTCCAGAGCAAAAAGATACTGTAGGAAATATCTATAAGGTTGATAATAATTTTATAGCGGTAGATTTACAAAATAGAATTTACTCTCCTTTAGATCAGCAAATATCAAACAAATCATATATTGATCAAGGTTATAATGCACTTTCAGGATATGATGATACAGTGCCTACTAATTATACGGAAACTATTACAGTTTCGGGTGTACCTGAATTTACAAACATTTTTTATACTACTTCAGGCGTTTTTGAGCAACTAAGAAATACGACTAACGTTTTAAGTTCACAGACTAATAACTTCTTATTATATGGTAAATCTTTAAATTATAGTAACTCATTATATATAAGTGCAAATAAGCTCAACTTTTTTACTGACTACCAGCAAATAACTTCTGCTAAATTAGATACTATTAGTGCTTACAAATTAGATGATAGTCTGTATAATATAGCTACAGATAATTTAGTAAGTATATCATTACCAACTTCTACACTAAGCGGTGTAGGTAAATTTACTTTTGTTACAGCTAACGAAGCAGGTTGGGCTTCTTCTCATCAAGCTGCTAGCTCTATACTTAACCTAGAATAAATATATACAATGGCGGATTCATCAACAACTCCCTCTCAAAATCGCTCATATGTTACGAACGATGGAAGAGCATCTACTTTTGGAAGAAACTTAGTTCAATACATTCAGAATAGATTACCCTACTCTAATGTAGAACCGCAAAGTGATCAACTTAATCCTAAGTATAATATATTCAAGAAGACAGGAATGAAAAGAGCGGAAGCGTTAGCAAAAGCTTCTATTTCTTCCTCTAATCCATATAACAACATACCTATAGGAGATTTTGCAAAAGATTCTTCTTTTGGTGATGTAATGTATGCTAACATCCAAGAAGATAAAGCTGGTAGATTACGCGATTATAGAATTATAGCTGCTTATTCTGAAGTTGCAGATGCTTTAGATGAAATTTGCGACGAAACAATTAACCCGGATGAAAGCGGTTATTCTGCTAAGTTACAGTTAAAAGAAATTGACTTAACAGTAGAAGAAAAATCTGAACTTGATAAACAATTTCATAGATATATAGAATATTATGATCTTAAAAATAGAGGATGGCAATATTTTAGACAGCTTTTAGTTGAAGGTGAATTATTCTTTGAGCAAATTATTCATGAGGGATTTGTAGAGGATGGTATTTTGGGGGTAATTAACTTACCTGCTGAAATTATAGACCCTGTATATAATAATATACAGAATATGCTCATTAAGGGATATATTTATAGAAAGCCGATATATAGTCCTGAAAATCCTAAAAAGATAGAAAAGATTGAGTTTATACCTATGGATCAAAACCAGATTACTTACGTAAATTCTGGTGTTTATAACGAAACTAAAAATTTCTGTATACCGTTTTTAGAAAATGCTAGACGTCCTTATAGACAGTTATCTTTAATTGAAGATGCTATTGTAATTTACAGACTGGTTAGAGCTCCGGAGAGATTGGTGTTTAATGTTGATGTAGGTAATATGGCTCCACCTAAAGCAGAAGCATATTTACGTAAGCTTATTCAGAACTACTGGTCAAAGAAAACTTTTGATTTAGATCAAGACAACGTTGTTAAAAAGTTTAATCCTCAATCAATGTTGGATGCATTTTGGTTTGCAAAGAGACAGGGTTCAGAAGGTACTTCAGTTAGTCAGTTAGCTGGAGGTCAAAATTTAGGTGAACTTTCTGATCTAATGTACTTTATTAAAAAGTTATATAGAGCTCTTAAAGTACCTTCAACTAGACTTGATCCTAACGATCAAGCATCAGCAGATGGTTCTACTATATTAAGAGAAGAGCTTAAGTTTGCTAGATTTGTAATGAGGCAGCAGCAAAGATTCGCGGCTGGGTTAAAGAAAGGATTTATTACTCATTTAACTCTTATGGGTATTTTTAAGAAGCTTGATCTTACAGAACAAAATATTGAGATTGAGTTTAATGTACCTACTAATTTCTATGAGTTAAGAGAGAATCAAAGACTTGAATTAAAAGCTGGTAACTTTAACAACCTCGCGTCTTCAGAATTTGTTTCTGCTACTTATGCACAGAAAAAATACCTTGGATGGAAAGACAAAGATATTCTTGCTAATAGAGAGTTTCTTAGAAAAGATGCTGAATTACAATGGGAGCTATCTCAAATTCAAGCAGCAGGACCTAGTTGGAAAGAGCAAGCTGTTGTAGGTGAAATAGCTGGTGGCGAAGCTGCTGTAGGTGGAGAAGGCGGCGGAGTAGCTGGTGGCGAAGCCGGAGGTATACCTGAGTTTGGCGGAGGACCTGCTGATACAGG